TTCCACGGGATTCGCCACCTTGTAACTACCAAGTTGTACCACATGGGTAAGCCATTAGTTGCGATACAGGCGATCCTCAGGCACAAGAGCCCGGCAACCACAGAGCGTTATCTGAGGTCCTGGGGGCTGGAGGAGACGAGGTCCCACCTCGAGGATTTATGCGAGATGGAGCCGCCTCCTGTCAATGAGGGGGAGAGGGCTGTACAAGAAGCCGGCAATGAAAAGCCTGCGCAGGTCATCAATTTTGCGGATCACTTGGAAAAGCGCTCCCAAGCGGTCTGATGAAGGATACTTGGCAAAAAACCGTTTCCGAAACCGTTTCCAGGGGAAATGGGCCTTGAATGAATTTTTCAAGTATCTGAAATTATTGGTGGTCCCAGCGGGACTCGAACCCGCGTTTCCGGCGTGAGAGGCTCGATACCACTCCTTACCTCGTGAGAATTAGCGGTTTTTTGAAAACGCAAAATTCACACGAGGGCCTTCATGCAAGACAGAATTACATCCAGCTTTACATCCCCTCCTGCGTTTTATTCAGACCAGATCAGACCTTTACTCCTGGATAGCTATGAATTGATCCAATCCTTTTCCGGCCGAGCGGCAGCGAGGCCGGAGGGCACAGCTGCGCCCTTACCCCCTCCCACCCTTTTGAAACGAAAGCAAGCCAAAGGTCCAAAAGGCCTAAACTGCTGGCTTTCAGCGATGGGTCCTTTTTCGGACATGCCTCAATTACGGTTTCGCCCACCGCGATTAAAGGCCGTGAATGAAAAATCAGGTTTCGTGGAAAAATGGAAAATTTTGTCCAGGGCATCCAGGCATGGTGGCGCCGGGAGGCTCGGGCATGGTTGCGGCTTCGGCGGGGTGGTTGATTGATGGCGGAGGAGCAGGGACCCGGGCCGGGGGAGGGCCAGGAGGCCGGGAGCGGGATCCGGCAGCAGGTGGAGGCGAGGATTGCGGCGGAGCGCGAGGCCCAGGCCGAGGCGGCGGAGAAGAGCGAGGAGCTCTCCTCGGATTTTATCCGCAAGTGCCGGCGGGCGAACGAGCTCGGCGATGGGATCCTCTATAACACGCTCCACCGGGGGAAGTACCTCTATGCCAAATCCATGGAGACTTGGCTCGTGTGGCAGGAGCACCACTGGGCCGTGGACGAGATGGATTCGGCCAAGGCCGCGGTGGAAAACGTAGTGACGGAATACCAGAAGGAGCTCACCCGGATCGATGAGCAGATCGCGGAGCTCCGGGGAAAGGAGGATGCAGAATCAGCCATGAAACGACTGGGCAATCTCAAAGAATCATTTCAGAAGAGGGTTTCGGGGCTTCGCACCATGCGCCGGCGGAACAATTGCCTGCAGGCTGCCCACACCTGCGAGAAGCCGCTTGCCATCCACGGCCGGGAGCTGGATCAAAACCCCTGGCTCCTGCCATGTGCAAACGGGGTGGTCGACCTCAAGACCGGAAAGCTCCAGCAGGGTCGGCCGGAGGATTACATGCTGCGGGCCTGTCCCACCGAGTACCACGGCATCGATGTGGACCGCTCGGAGTGGGAGCAGGCCCTGATGGAGATCTTCGAGGACGACGATCTCATGGTGGATTACCTCCAGCGGCTTTTCGGCAGCGCGATCGTGGGCGCGGTCTACGAGCACATCTTCCCGGTGCTCACCGGGCCCGGCGGCAGGAACGGGAAGTCCACCATCGTGGAAACCCTGGCCCACGTGCTGGGCCCCCTGGCCGGTCCCATCCGGGCCGAGATGCTGCTGGATACCTACCAGATCCAGACATCTGCCGGCCCGACACCGGATATCATGAGCTTGCGCGGGCTTCGCATCGCCTGGGCATCGGAGACGAAAGACGGTGTGAAGCTCTCGGCTGCCAAGGTGAAATGGCTTACCGGCGCCGATCGCCTCACCGGCAGAAACCCGCATGACAAGTACGAGACCACCTTCAACCCCACCCACACCCTTTTTCTTCTGTCCAATTACAAGCCGCACGCGGATGCCGATGACAAAGCCTTCTGGGAGCGGATGCAGAACATCCCGTTTAACGTGCGCTTTCTCAAAAACCGCGAGCCCACCGAGCCGAACGAGAAGAAGGCGGATCTCTTTTTAAAAGAGAAGCTCTCGGCCCAGGCCTCCGGGATTCTGGGGTGGCTCGTGGAGGGCTGCCTCAAGTGGCAGAAGGACGGCCTGAAGCCGCCGCCCAAGGTGGTGCAGGAGACCCAGGATTACATGGATGACGAGGACAACTACTCGGCTTTCATCGACCACTGCCTGGACCAGGGCGAGGGGCTCTCCATCGGGGCCAGCGACCTGCACAATGCCTTCGAGGTCTGGTGGAAAAAGTACGTCGGCAAATACCCGCCCCGGCAGAAGAAGTTCGGCAAGAAGATGCGCGAGAAGTTCGATTGCCAGAAGACCGGCGGCTACTACGTCTACTTCGGCATCTGCTTGAACCAGGAATGGGGGGCGGTGATGGAGGAGAGCTGACGGCTCCGCCCCGGGAGCGTAGGACCGTCTGGCTTGCATGGTCCTGATGACGGTCCGGGGGGCGGGCGAAAGATAAGGGCTTAAAAACAGACCGGATCGATCCGGCGGGAAAGCTGTTCAGGACCATCGGGACCGTTTTTACCCAAATTTTGAAAAACTTTTGTCTTTTGCTTTTTGAAATCATTTTTTTTGCAAACACGGTCCCCGAAGGTCCTAAGAAAAAAGAAAGATAAATAAAAATAGATGTTTGTCCCGTGGACCATCGGCAGGACCATCAAGGACCATGGAGACCATCAAAGGGTGATGCCATGAACGTTCTCGATCTTTTGAAGGCAAGATCCATCGAGCCGGCAAAGGCCTCGAATTCGCGCGGGGGCGAATACCATTCCGAGTGCCCGGGCTGCGGCGGGAAAGACCGTTTCCATGTCTGGCCGGAGCAAAACGAGGGGGCGGGGTCGTACTGGTGCAGGCAGTGCGGAAAGGCCGGGGACGCGATCCAGTTCCTGATCGATTTCGACGGCTGCACGTTTCCGGAAGCCTGCAGGCGGCTCGGCCGCGATCAGAAACTCGTAACGGCCAGGCCTTTCACCCCGCCGGAGACCAGTCGCCCCGGCAAGGCCTGGAAGCCCCGCACATATGAAGATCCGGCCGGTCTCTGGCGGGAAAAGGCGGAAAAGTTCGTGCTCTGGTGCCACGGCAATCTCTTGAAGAATGAAGAGAAACTTGCCTGGCTGCACAACCGCGGGATCCCCAGGGAGGCGGTGGAGCGGTTCAAGCTCGGCTGGAACATAGGCGAAAAGGGAAAGGATATGTTCCGGCCGCGTGCTTCCTGGGGCGTTCCGGAAAAGTACAAGGACGGCAGAAAGGTGAAGCTCCCCATTCCGGTGGGGCTTGTGATTCCGGTCCTCGATGATGAGGGAAAGATCATCCGGGTGCGGATCCGGAGGGATCCCCCGTATGATGACAAGTACCGCAAGAAGTACCATCACATGCCGGGCTCGAGCTCGGCCCCCCTGGTCCTGGGTTGGGAGCGCGAGGCCTTCGTCCTGACCGAAAGCGAGCTCGATGCCATGGCCGTCTTTCATGCCGCGGGCGACCTGGTGGGCTCGGTCTCCATGGGCTCTTCCTCCACCCGGCCGGATGCGGAAACAGCAGAGGTCCTCTCTTCGGCCCTGGTCATCCTGGATGCCCTGGACTACGACGGCGCCGGCGCCAAGGAGCGCGAATTCTGGGAGACGAACTTCCCCCAGACGGACCGCTGGCCCGTGCCCGCTGGCAAGGATCCCGGCGAGGCGTTCGCCGCAGGCGTCGACCTTCGCGCCTGGATCCTGGAAGGCCTTCCACCCCGGTGGAGGGTGGGACGGTCGCGATTGGCACACGCCGCCGCCCCAGAAGACGAGCGCACGCAAGATTCCAGGGAAAAAGCATTGGTCTCAGAGCAGAAGGTGTGGCATCCCCCTGCGCCTTCCCCGGAAACGGAAAGCCCGCCCCCTATCGATGCTCCTGCCTCCCTTTTCGAGCTGTGTCAGCTCATGCGGCATTACCCTGTCTGGATCGTTACCGAATCACGCCGGCTTGCCATTGAGAAGAACCAGAAATGGGCGGACAGAAACTGGGATCTTTTTGGCCGGATTAGCCAGGAGCTTTTCAGTGACTACGAGCTGCAAAGCTTCATCTGCAGCTTACCCAACGGCAAATACAACGGAGCCCGCCTTCTCTCCATCTACTTCGGAGAGGAAAAGGCGGCGGTTAACGAATAAGGAATAGGCCAATCCATGGAGATCCAATACCGAAAAACAGCAGAGCTTGTCCCTTACGCGCGGAACGTCAAAAGCCACCCGGACTGGCAGGTCGAACGGATTGCCGCATCCATTTCCGCCTTCGGTTTCAACGTCCCCATCCTGGTGGACCAGGTATCTTCCGTCATTGCAGGCGCCGGCCGCCTCCTTGCAGCAGAGCGCCTTGCCATCCCCGAAGTCCCGACTATCTCCATCGATCACCTCACCCTGGACCAGGTCCGGGCCTTTCGCATCGCGGACAACAAGGTGGCGGAAAGTGAATGGCAGATTGAGGACTTGAAGATTGAGCTCCTCGAGTTGAAAGATGCTGGCATCGATCTCGAGCTCTTGGGCTTTGACGACAAAGAGATCAACGAGTTCCTCTACCTCGATGAAGACGGCAGAACCGGAAAAACCGATCCGGACGACGTACCGGACCCGCCCGAGACCCCGGTATCCAAACCGGGCGACATATGGGCATGTGGAAAGCACCGCGTCCTGTGCGGCTCCGCAACAAAACCGGAGGACCTATCCCGGCTCCTCTCCGGCGGCCAGGCGGATATGGTCTTTACGGATCCGCCCTA